AAATAAATGAAGTTTTTTCAAAGATAAAACTTGGCTTAAGACCATCTTCAATAATTGACCTTCCTGATTTTCCTGGTGCTTCACCAACAATCATAACATTGTCTTCTCTAAACAAACCAGTTGGGTAACATCTTGAGTTCATAAATTCTTTATCAATCTCTAATGTACTTACCATATCAAATATTTGGTCTGATAATTCCTTTTTATCAGTAAACAAACATGCTGACATATATAAATTTACATTAGTCCATAAATCAGAATTTTTAAGCTCTATTGATTTTTTATTATTTGATACTATATTATCAAACAAATATATTTTTTCAATCTTATCTTTATATACATTGTAATCTTTTGGAAGTTTTATATTTCTTCTTATTAGAAAAGTTTGCATTACATCAACACCTTGATTCAAATCAATTTTAACAGCGCTTGTATATGCCTTGTTTAAAATATTTATTATTGAGTGTTCAATATGCTTTAGATGAGTTATTTCTTCTGGTCTATAAACTTTATCATCACACACTACACTGAGTGGATAAAACTCAATCACAAAATCATAGATATGGTCAAATGCATAATCACATGCAAGTTTTACATCTTTTATTAAATGATTATACAAGATAAGGTCATCATCAGAGAGCTGATTTTTGTCAACATAAAACATGAGATAAAACAAACTATCAGTTAAAGCTCTATCTATCAAGATAATCTTATTCTGATGATTTTGGATAGCTTGTTTCTCTGCTTCTATTTTCTCAAATATAATTTCTTTTTGAAATTTCAAATACTGTGAAGAATTTTTCCTTAAATCATCTATTGAAACAATATCTTTATCTCTTATGTTTTCAGTCAGCAAAACACAGTCATCACCAAAATATTGTTTGAAATATTCCATAGTAGTTGATTTACCTGAAAAACAACCACCTGAAAATGCTATTACTAAATTACTGTTCATCATACACAACAACATTTATGTTTACTTCTTTTTTTACTGCATCCTTTAATATTTTTTTATTTTCAAGTTGTTTCTTATTTGTTTCAGCTACATCTTGTAAACTATATGCAATAGGAAACCCATGATAATTATAACTTGTATTTACAAGGCACATAATGTTTGTCTGATTTTGTACCTCTTTTAATATTTGGCCAATTAAAGTTTCTTTTTCAACTACTTGAGGTCTTCCTGAATAATTATCATCTTTAGGATATTTATGCATTACACCACTATATGTATCAAGTTTTACAGAGCTATTATAATCATAAGTTACAATCATATAATTATCTGAACCAACAACTTTAATTGGTAAATCCAAATCAAAGAAATGATATACATTATGATACAACATTACTGGTGCAAGAGGCATTACTTCATTTCTATGATTTAATGCATTGTTTATTTCTGCAAGATTTTGTTGTGGTAAAAATATAGATGAGGTATTGCATAAAGCACGAGGTCCATATTCCATTTTATTACCAATTAAATTAACTATCTCACCATTTGCTATTTTTTCTGCACAAAACTCAATACACTCTTTTTTATCAGTGAAATGAAAAGCATTTCCATATTTACTTAAATCCTCATCAAATGTTTTTCTGTTTACATCTCTTTTACCCCAAAGTAATTTATCACTCCAAGGAAAATTACCTATATACTTTTCATAAAAACCAATACTTGCACCTTGGTCACCAGCTAATGGCATTGCACAAAAAAGATTTGTATATTTTAAAAGTCTGTTGTTCAATTTTACATTATAAATAATCCACCAGATACACATAAATTTTCTATCTTAAGTTCTTTAATTATTGCAAGCATAATACCTTCTACAACTCTTTGTATAAAATAACCAACTAAAGTTCTTGATTGAAATGAATTTTTTTCTCCACTACCATAAATATTTAATAATGCTTCAAACTGTTTGTAATAATCTTCCTTAGTTGCATTTAATGCATCCAAATTTATAAAATCAGTGTCACCACTTTTATGTGTTGCTTGTCTAAAACCAAGTTTCATCCATCTTAAAACAATATCATCTGCATCAGCATCTATTTTTTCAATTAATTCATCACTGAAAAATTCTTTGATGTGAGACTCATAACCAAGAAATTTATACTCATCTTGATTTTCTTTCATTCCAACAAAAGAAGTTGCATATTGATAATAAAGTCCAAGAGAATAATTATAGTTATATATTCTCTTAATCAATTTTAAATCAGGAACAACAGTTTTATCTGTATTATCAAGCTCATAAATTGATAATACTTCTTGTTTATTACCAAAACCATCTGCAACAATAAAGTGTAATTTATCAAACTTTATATTGTGTGCTTGTGTTGTTAAATAATGATACTTAAAAAATGAGTATGATGACCACGCATGCGCATCATGATGTGTAAAATTATTTACATGAGTAACTATATTGCAATTAAAACCTTTTAATAGTTCTATATACTCTTTATCATTGTATTTTAAATCAGTTTCAACTGCTTGATAAGTTAAGTTATCAAACCAATGTGTAATAAACACATTTGCTTCATGTAATTTATTTATACCTACTTGTTTGATGATTTGCTCTATTGCATCTTTAGGAAAAGCAGATGATGATTTCTTTTTATCCAATCTTTCTTGCTCATAAGCAGTAACTTCTTTTGTTTCGCTATCAATAAATATAGCGCTTGAATTGTGTCCTAAACTGAGTAATAAATTGTTTTTCATTATGTTTATTTTTTAAAAATTTGAAATTAAAATTTCTTTACCTACTATTTTACCAGCATATTTTTCTGACTTTGTATTTAATTTACTTGAAGGTTTTATGCTTTTCATATCTCTTAAAAATATATAATTAATATTTTCACTATTAATGAATTTTAATTCTTGTTCCATGTTTGAATATAAAAAATAATTTAATTGATTTAAAAATTCATAAAATTGTTCTCTATTTATATCTGTTTGATTAATATAATTTTTTGTTATATTAATCAAATAAGGAGGATCTAAAAAATAAAAAGAATTTTTACTATTATATTTTAAAGTTTCAGTATAATCAATACTTAATAATTCACAAATTTCAAATTTTCTTTTTATAAAATAAAATTCTTCTTCATCTAATTTCAAACTTTTTGAAATTTTACCACCACTTGCATTTAATCCTTGATTACCAAATCTTAAAAATCCATTTATACAAAAATTATGTATTATTAAATAAAAAAGACCTTCTTCAATTGAATCTGTATTGAAATACAATTTATTAAGATTATTTCTTATTATATAATATTCTTCTTTTGATATTTGCATTTTATTAAAATGTTTTTTCCAAAAATTTATATAATCTATAAAATCACAATCCCTCACAGATTTAGCTATTTGAATTATTCTTGAGTTTTTATCACATACATAATATTTTTTAAATTCTCTTTTTAAATTCAAAAAAACATTAAATGTACCAGCAAATGGTTCAATATAAGTATCTATATTTTTATTAAGTAAATTTATTTTTTTATTTATAATATCAATATATCTTAATTTATTACCATTTATTGTTAAAAACTGTCTGCCATGTTTTGTTATCATATTTTTTTTATTGAAGTTGTGGAAAATAAAATTCTTGAAGTGTTCTTGTTCTATCATAAAACCTGTCAGTTTGATATGATTGAAATATTTTTATAACTTGACCACCTTTTTTCTTTCGTAATTTATCTACATACAAACGCATTACATTGTTTTTGTATTCATCTTTTGTTTGATTCATAGTTACAAATGCACTAAATGGCTCAACAACATTTTTAAACTCTGAAACATTATGTCTTGTCATTACAAACTCTGGGTCTTCTAATAATTGTGGAGCAATATCATTTGCTTGTGTACCTGTTACAACTCTTGTAACTAATTCAATAGCCAAATTTTTTATTGATTTACCTATTGCTCTTCTTCTTGCTCTTTCTCCTTCATTTGAAGTTGCATATTTTTTACCATCACCAGGTTCAAATAATTCAAAATAATCAAGAATTATCATGTGTATTTTTCCTTCTGATTTTTCTAATTCTAATGCAAGATTTCTTACATCAGCAATTGATGCTGAATCAAATTGTTCATAAGCATGTACAATTATTTCACCACCCTGACTTCTTATGTTTTTAATTACTCTTTTAAAATTGGCAATTAAATCTAAATCAAAATCACAGTTTTCAATCAGTTCATTTATAATGCCTGTCCATGTTGAATCATAACCTATTAAACATTCTCTTTTTGAACCTTCTGCTTGTACATGCAAAACTTTAAAACCTCTTCTTGCAGCAGAAACACCAATCCATCTTAATAATTTTGATTTACCAACACCTGACCTTCCTAAAAATAACCATGTATCAGTTTCTTCAACACCTCCTGAAATTTCATCTAACTCATCAATACCAACAGGTAGTTTATGTTTTATAAGTTCTCCTGAATTTTTTTCAATTAATCTTTCTCCAAATCTTTTTTCAAAATCACCAAAAACTGTTGTGATAAATTCTGTGTTTTGCAATAAAGAAAAATTTTGAATTGTTGTTGAGTATTCATTTAATAGGCTATATGCTTCATCTTTATTTCCTGAGTTATATACTTCTGCCACTTTATCATAAGACTCTAAGAACATTGATTTCTTTATATAATCTTGTAAATAAAATAGTAAATTTTCTTTAGAAATATCTAATGCGTCTTTTATGTTTGAAACAATTTCTAATGCATCTTTGTCATCTTGAAATGTTTGTGATATTATACCATAACTTGGTATTTTTGAATTTGTTCTATAATAATTAGATACAAATTTCCAAAACTTTTTAAAAGGCTCAGTTGGTAAATACTGATACTTCATATACTTAACAACAACATCAATTGTTTCATTACTTTTTAAACACTTTTTAAATAATTCATATAAAAAATCTTCTGTCAAATTATTCTCCATATCTTTCAGTAACTTTATTCAACAAATATACAAAGTGTGTAGTTAATTAAAGAAGTCCAAAAGTATTTTTAAGCTATTTTCCATCTATAACCGTAACATGTTTTAGATTTTCCACTTATACATTTTGATATGCCAGATGTAAATGGTTTTCCAACAATAGATATTGCAGCATCAGACATTGTATTGTATACTTTAATCACTTCATTAGAAGAATTTATTTGTAGTACCTTTTTTGCTCTTCTATTATTTTGTTTTATTTTATCTCTTGATTCTTGAGTATGATTTCCTATAAAACCTTTATTTCCTTTAGATTTGATAGATATTTTTTCTCTTGTTTCTTTAGAAGGTGATTTACCTAACCAATGTCTTGCATTATGCTCAGAACATTTTTTCTTTGTTTCTCCAGAATGATTTTTTCCTAACCAATATTTATTACCTAAATTTCCTTCTCCACCATCAGTTGAATTAGTAAGATTATATCCTAATTTTCTAAATTCAGCAATATATTTTATTTCATACTCTTGCCAATTATTTTTAGGTACTTCTTTTAATATTTCTATTATTGGTTCTAAATTTTGTTTTAATAATTGTCTTATCCAATTATTTTTCCAACCTACTTCACCTCTTCTTGCTCTATTAATATGATTACGTAATCTTTTATTTACATTATCAGCTTTACCCACATATTTTATTTCTAAAGTAATAGGACATTTTAGTACATATATAAAACAAATATTCATCTATATAAAACCAAAATTGAAAGATTGATTTACATAAGTTGCAGCCCTCAATGCTATCCATAAACTCATACACGTATCATCATTTGAACCAACACCTTCTAATTTTCCTTTTTCAGTCCACGTTATTGATGAAAGTTCAAGACAAATAATATCTGTAACATCTCTTGATTTTGCATCTCCTCTTGGAAAACGTATTCTATTTTGTTCAAACAATACAGCTACACCTGGAAGTCCATCTTGTAAATTATATTTATTAGTTCCTGTATTATGTTCAACAATAGGAAGATTTGCATCACGACCCATTTGTGCGAATAATACTTGAGCTTGATTTGTTTCAACCATTATAATTTCAGGATTAAAATCTTGTTTGATTTTTTTCATCTGTGCTATCTGCTCATTATATGTAAGCCCTTTTCCTCTAAACATATTTAATAGCCAGTAATTTCCTAAATCATCTACTCCAATTGTCATAAACACTGTATAGTCTGCTCCTACATTAGCTGACATTGCAAAATCACAACCAGTAACAACTCTTTTGAATTTTCTTGGCACAGACCATATATTGTTATGTAATACAAATTCATCCATACCAACAAACGACCTTTCCAAAAGTGACCATGGAAATATTGTTGATTCAGATGATACTGGTCTTACTAAAATTTCTCTTGAAAAAATTATAGAACCCTGAGATTCTTTTTTATCTATAATAGAAGCAATATTATGTCTATCTCCCCAAAGTAATGTACCATCAGGCATGATAGCTGGATATTCAAATACTTTCCAAGTTTTTCTTGTTTTTAAATCTGCATATAAATCTTTAGTTGAATATGGTGTACCTACAACAATTACTTGTCCACCTGGTATAATCATATTTTCAATAACTGATTTAAAGAAATTACTGTATTTGTTTCTTTGCTCTTCAGAATACAAAACACTATCATTTAAAAAATCATCACACACAATCCAACCTGGGTGAAAACCACGCATTTTAGAACCATAAGATTTTATAACTAATGATGCTCCATTTTTACACGTTATTTCTGTTTCAGCCCATTTGCCAGAACCTTTACCTGGAAATAAAGCATCTTTTAAAATATCATTTTGCTCTATTTCTTCTTTTATTATTCCAAGTAAATGTTTAGCAAGTCCATATTCGTTGGTAATAATCATACCAAGTTTAGAATGCTGTCTACTTCCTATTACATTAGATGCATATTCACCTGTTAATGGACTTTTAGAATAACGATACATTTTCCAAAGTGGATATGCTAAAGAAAATGTAAAAGATTTTGAGTGGTCACGTGCTGCAATAATGCAAAGTCTATTGTATATCTGTAAGAGATTTCCCCACTCAACATGGTGCCAATTCATTTGAAAATCAGGCAAACATGATTGAACAAAATAATTGAAACTAAAAAATCTTAAAGTCTGCTCTACTGAATCAGTAAACTTATCAAGATAACCAAATGCAGATGATGTAAACTTACCATCTTCATAAATTAAAAGTCTTTTTGTTTCTTCAAATAAAATACCAAGTATTTTATCAATATCTTTTTCATCACCGCCAAATATTTCTTGAATAGCTTCTGGTGATAAATTATCAATTAACGAACTTACTTGGTCATTAACTGTTTCTAATTGATTTAAGGTTAAACTCATGCAAGCTGGAAAGTACTTCTAAATTTATTAATTGGATTTGCACTATTCTCACTATTTTGATTCCTCATACAAGTTAACAGGTATTTATGTAATTCTACGTTTGCTTTTACATCTGGCATTGCTCTATGAGCTTCTACTAAATCATAACCAATATACTTAGCACAGTCACCAAGTTTATGACCTTTTTTATCATGCCATTTTAATTTAGCATCTCTTAAAGTATCTATCATGTATTCATCAACATACTTAAACAAATCATCTTTTGATAATTTTAAAGCATGAATTAGGAAGTACTTATCAAAATCAGAAATATTATGACCAACAAGTACTGGTCTTTCAATCCATTTTTTAGAATTATGAACTTTAAACTCATTACATATTTCTTTAAAAATTTCAATAAATTCTTCAAATTCTATACCTTCATCCATTAATTTTTCATGAGTAAGACCTGTTACTTTAGTTGCTCCTGCATCTATAACTAAATTATGATATGGTTTGATTAAACATTCAAACTCAAATTTATCTTCTAAAGTTATTGGGTTATAAACCACACAAGCAAATTCAGTAATTGGATTAACATCTGCATTGAAACCACCTGTTTCAACGTCAAAACACATATTGTAAAACATATTGATTTATTTTTCTCCTATTCGCAATAATTTAATACCAGTTCCACTATCATCAATTTGAGTCAATGGATGACCACCATATTCATAAGGTATATGACCTCTTAGAACATATTGATAAATATCCTGATTTGTAAAAAGTTTTCCTGATTTTTTACTACCAAATTTTTTATTCAAAAAATCTTTCAGTTTAGTAGGAGTATAATCTTTGTTTACTTGTAAGATTAACTCAGTTGCTTGTGTCTTTTTCATAAGAAAACAATGTTTTTAAATTCATGCATTTGCATTTTTTGTTTAATAGCACTCCACTCTCTATCTCTTTCATCCTCTGAATTGAAAAATATCTCTACGTTGGCAATTGGTATCTTAATATTATTTGTTTTGTTTATTATGATACAATACCTTGGTTTCTTATCATAAGTCTTATGTCTTGTAAAGCTAAATAAATCATCAACATTACAAGTAAAATCCTTTATGGTTATATAGTACTGAACAAATTTTGGTTTTCCTTCTAATGAATTATTGTAAGTTTTTAAAAGCTGTAAAAATTGCTCATCTTCAACTAACTTATAAGTTTTTAAAAGCACTGTCAGATTTTTATCATCTGACAATTTTAAAAGGATTTCATATAACTGTAAATAAATATTTGCATCCAACATTGAAATTGGATTTATTACAGTGTCCTCAAAAGCCATATAAGATGCTGTTGCATCCATTAGGTTTTGCTCTAAATTGACTTCTTCTCTTTTTCCCTTTGCCATTTGCTCATAAATAAGTTATAATAGTCAATATCTGCTGAAGCCATATATTCTATCGCTTCTAAAAAATTATTTAATTTGGAGCGCTCCAAATAGCTACCATGCTCCCAAATAGTATGACATTGCATGCAATGATACACAATATTGCCCTTTTCAGTCTCAAGTGATTCATTTTGTGATACAGGGATTATATGGCTATGTGTTAAATAATATATCGTTCCACAACCAACGCACTCATGTTCCCTCTCTTTTGCAATCTCATCATACACATTTGACTTTTCTAAATTCTTAACTTTCTTTTTATACGAAACTTTCTTTATAGCCTTTTGTTTCTTTCTAAATGTGCCTCTACTATCAAGCCTTTCTCTGTTCTTTTTAGCACACAAATAATGTGTGTTATTTACTATGGCACTTTTATTACCACAATCACATTTTGAACAAAAATCAATTACTATTTTCATGTTTCATTTTTCTGCAATCAATAGAAAATTTACATTCCAAACAAGCTTCACAATTTTCATTGTATAAATTAGTGAATGATATGCAATTTAAAAAACCCTTATCTGTGTTTAAAAATCTCTTCCTTTCTATGTTATATATCTTTTCAAATCTTGATTCAGAATAATCCCCTTCTTTGAAATTAATTATGTCATCAATTTCTGATTTAAAAATCTTATTCTTTTTACAAAAATCAAGAGAAAAATAAAGTGCATGTTCATTTTTATTTTTCCACCTCTCTATAGCTGTGGAACCAAGAACCATATTAATCATAACCTTTCTCCCACCAAATTTATCACCCTTGTTGTGCCAATATTCAAAGTTATATGCAAAAAAATTAAAAAGAAAATCTGTCCCAACAGAGTGACTATATTCTTTATTTAGAAAGTTTGCAATAAAATTGTTTATCAAAGAATTTTGTTGCTTATTTGGTATAAACATATAGTCATCATATCTTATAATCTTACTAAAGAAATACTGATAAAAAGTAACTATCTGCTCGTACAAATTCATTTGCAAATATACAAAATATATTACAAACTGCAAAAAATTTAAAGCCAATTAAAATATAGCTTAACGGTTTCAAGTTTGGATTGATTCTGTAAATCTTCGATTGTTTGTGTGGAACAAAAATCTGTATTGTCTATTACTGACTGTTTGAATTTTCTTTTTATAAATAAACCAAGATAACCATTTGCCGCTATATTACCAACATTCATTTTTGTTAGCTCGGTACTTGGATTGTAAAATGTACAATAGTAAGGTGATGATTCTGAATTTTGTAATTGTTCAAAAATTGATTCATTGCAATCATTAACAGTTGGAGAAACTGCACCTATAAAATAATCAAATAATGAATTAACAGGTGACTCATAATAAATTGTCAAATCTGTTATTGTTGGACCTGTGTTTTTTATAGCAATACATTTTGTATCAGATGAACCCTTTTGAATTGTATAATTTGTTATATCGCCAAACAAATTGTTCAATACATCATTCTGTATAATAGACGATGAAACAAAACCTCCTAAAGATTTTGAAGCTTCAATCTGTGGTGTGTCAAAATTTTGAGCACCTGTATATAATAAAACTATGGACATAATTATTCTTCAGGTATTTTAATTAATACTCTATCTTTTATTAATTTACGAAGTGCACCGTCAGGACGTTGGTAAA